AAAAAGATGGAAGTAGAAAACCATTCATAAGTAGATTTAAAAATGGTGTATTAGTAGAGATGGACTTTGATGCATATCACTTGAGACTTATCGCAGACAAAATAGATTATGATTTCCCAAGTGGTTCAGTTCACGAACATATGGCAAAGTTTTATGGTGTTAGTTATGAAGAGGCAAAAACACTATCGTTTCAATATTTATATGGTTTTATCCCACACGATGTAGTACAAATGAATCCATATTTTAGTAAAGTTCACGATTATATCGAAAGTTTGTATAAAGACTTTAAATCAAAAGAATTTATCGTTTCAGATATTTATAATAGACAATTACATAAGAAAAATTTAGGTGATATGAATGCTAATAAGTTATTCAATTACACAATTCAACTTATGGAAACTGAAAATAATATGAAGGCATTAACTCGATTAATACCTCAAATAAAAGAATACAAGAGTAAATTAATACTTTACTCTTACGATAGTTTTTTACTTGACTTTAATATGGAAGATGGTTTAGATTACTTGAAGAAAGTTAAACAAATATTAGAACAAGATGGTAAATATCCTGTTAAAGTAAGTTGGGGATTAAACTATCACGAGATGAAAGATATTACGGAGAAATTTGTATGAATACAGATTTTAAAAAAATAGTTAAAGAATGGAGTTATCGTGTAGATGATGGTAAACCTAACCCAGATAATTCTGCACACTTGTATCATCTTTCTAAAATACTGATTGAGAATAAATGGCATTCTGATGTTATAGATGAATTTTTAGATAATATAAAATATAATCAAAATATTTTAGACGAAGTTAAGTTTTTAAAAAATATCGTTTCAAAATTAAAAAGAGTCTGGACTTCACTTAAAAGTAAAATTAAAACGTTATTCTCTAAAAAATTAAAAAAATTAGGTCCAGGTGAAGAAACAATAGTTACTATACCAGGTTTAAAAAACGAAAATAAAATAGAATATATGAATTTAAAAGACCTTTTAAACGAGGGTGCTTTACAAGCTATAAAAGGTAATTACAATGAGGCATTAACGTGTCAATATCTTTACAAAAATGATGGTAAAAAAGGTGTAGAAATAACTAAAAAATATAAACCAGTTAAAGGTCAAGTAGATAGTATAGTAAAAAAATGGGATAAAGATTTAAAAAACGCAGTTAGTAATTATGCAGCCGCTAAAAAAATAATAGATACTGGTAGTAAAGATATGGCTAGATATTTAATAGGTAGTGTTATAAATGAGGATGCTGTTATTATTGGTGCGTATCTTGATAATTTGGCTTTTCAAGGAGGAGTTGAATTTAAAGCTGATATTCAAGTGGCTGTTATGAAACAAGGTAAAGAAAGATTAGATGCTTATTCATTAAAGTTATATAGTGGTAAAAGTGTAGGTTTAGCAAATACTTCACCAGTAGGGTTAGCTAGACATCTTGCCGGTGAGTCTGCTGCTAATGAAGTAAAGAGTACTATCGCAAATGATAGTAGGTTACAAAAAATGATTAATAAAGCAAAAGAAATTGACAAAAATAGAAGACAGGCAAAAAAAGATAAAGATATAAAAGCGTATGAGAAATTTGGTAAGTTAAGAGGGGAAGCTCGTAAACCAATAAACCCAAGACTAGCAGAAATAACTTATAAAGTTTTGAAAAAATATACTAAAACAACAAGTTTTGGTGAAAATATATTGAAAATATTAGGGTTTAATGATAAAGATACAAAAATGTTAATGGCAATTACTACAGCTAAAAAGTCTATTATAATGGATAAACATCCAGAGTTAGATGTTTCTAATATTGATTTAAGACTAAAAGGTGTGCAAATACTTGTAGTAGGGCCTAAGGGTAAAACTATTGTAAACTTTGGAGTCAAAGAAGGTGAGAAAAAAGCTATTTCTGGTAAAGTTAGTTTTGCTAGTGTAGAACCAGTAGATTTAGCTAGCTATCCAACGTTTGAGGAAATTTAAAATGAAAACACAATTGCTCTGTACATTCACAAAAAGAAATCATTTCAATGAAACTATTGATGTTATCATAGCTTGTAATGAAATCGTGTTTGATAAGATTTATGTATTCTCAAATGAGAACGACCATCATCAATTAATATGTACTTATAATGTAGAGTATGATGAAGACTTTATGCAAGGTATACCAGATACTATTTCATTACATAGAAAAAAGAATACAAACACACTTTATACGATTAATGCTCTGAACGATTTAATCCGTGAACTAAATGGTGGTAAACTTGATAAATCGTTTCCTATTGAATGGGAAAATTATAAGAACTCACTATTACTAACAAATGAAAATGGACTAAATAAAATACCAACAAGAATTTACACAATAGTAGATGTCAAAACTTGGGACAAAACTGAAAAATAAAATTGTATTTTGAAACGATTCATTATACTTATTTATGTATCAGGTTATACTGATTACCAATTACCAATTAACTAATTAACTAATGGAGAATAAAAATGGATTTAAACGCAATCAAAAGTCGTCTTAGTCAACTTCAGACTACAAACACTCGAACATCAAATCTTTGGAAACCACAACCAGGTACACAAGTACTTAGGATTGTCCCTTATAAATTTAATGCGGACAACCCTTTTATTGAGTTGTACTTTCACTATGATTTAGGTGGTAAGAATTATCTTTCACCAATATCATTTGGTCGTCCAGACCCAATTGAGGAGTTTGCACAAAAACTCAAATCAACTGGTTCAAAAGATGACTATCGTCTTGGTAAAAAGGTTGAAGCAAAAATGAGAACTTTTGCTCCAGTCGTTGTACGTGGTGAAGAGAATCAAGGTGTTAAGTTTTGGGGATTTGGAAAGACAGTTTATCAAGAACTACTTTCTATTATAGCAGACCCAGATTATGGTGATATCACAGATTCAGTAAATGGTCGTGATGTTGCTGTAGAGTTCAAAACAGCTGAAGAGACTGGGAAGAATTTTCCTTCAACATCAATTAGGGTTAAACCTAATCAAACTCCAATTACGGAAGATGCAGCTATGTTGGATTCAATCAATGAGTCACAAAAGAATATTACTGAAATCTATCAGGAACTTTCTTATGATGATTTGACGAATGCTCTCAATGAGTATCTCAACGGTAGTTCTACTGAAAAAACAGAAGAAGAAACTGTAGAGAAAGAACAACCAGTTGCTGCAAACACAAATAGTAATACAGACACAACAGCAGCTTTTGACGATTTGTTCAATAGCTAAATAAAACAATGTAGTGGGTGGTAGTCTACAGATTGAAGACCAGAGTAGGCTGTTATTGTACGCCTAACCACCCATTTTTACTAACACTTTAATTGGAGATAATTTATGTCAACAAGAGATGAATTAGCAGGTGTCTTAGCAGACACTATAAATAAACAATTCAAGGATATGAAAGTTGCATACTTCTTGGATGGTACAGACACAACACCAACAGACATAAAAGATTTTGTATCTACAGGGTCTACGATGTTAGACTTAGCAATATCAAACAAACCAAATGGTGGTATTGCAGTTGGTAGAATTACAGAACTAAATGGACTTGAGAGTAGTGGTAAATCATTACTTGGAGCTCATATGTTGGCTGAGACTCAAAAGAAAGGTGGAGTTGCTGTGTATATTGATACAGAGACTGCAGTGAGTACAGAGTTTCTTGGTTCTATTGGTGTCGATGTAGATAATATGTTATATTTACATTTAGAAACAGTAGAAGATATCTTTTCAGCTATTGAAGAGATAGTTGCAAAAGTTCGTGAAAGTGATAAAGATAGATTAGTTACTATCTTGGTCGATTCACTTGCGGCTGCAACAACTAAAGTTGAGTTAGAGGCTGAGTTTGATAAAGATGGTTGGGCTACAAGTAAAGCAATCATTCTTTCAAAAGCAATGAGAAAGATTACTCAGATGATTGGTAGACAAAAGATAGCTCTTGTGTTTACAAATCAACTCAGACAAAAACTCGGTGTTATGTTTGGTGACCCATGGACAACTTCAGGTGGTAAAGCATTACCATTTCATGCTTCAACTAGAATCAGATTAAAAAATCTTGGTCAAATTAAAGATAAGAAGAATAACAATATTGGTATGAAGATGAGAGCTCAAGTTATTAAAAATAGACTAGGGCCTCCAATGAGACATGCTGACTTTGAACTTTACTTTGAAACAGGTATCGATGATGATGGTAGTTGGTTAAAAGTTATGAAAGACCATAAACTTGTCAAACAAGGCGGTGCGTGGTACACTATGGATAACCATAAGGGTAAAGAACTCAAGTTTCAATCAAAAGATTGGAGTGAACAACTCAAAGATGAAGAGTTCAGAGAGTATTGTTACAACTTAATCTGTGATAAAGTAATTCTCAAATATGAAAAGAACTTTGGAATTGATGATGTAGTTGTAGAAGAGGAAGTTAGTGAGTAATAAAAAATATCTTTCTATTTTAGATGAAATAAAAAAGAAAGGTGGCTCACTAGACAGTGGTCAACCTAATGATAAAGTACTTATAATAGATGGTCTAAATACTTTCATAAGAGTGTTTAGTGTTATACCAACTACTAACGATGATGGTATTCACGTTGGTGGAATAGTTGGTTTTCTAAGAAGTATAGGTTACACAATAAATATGTTTAGACCTACTCGTGTTATCATAGTATTTGATGGCAAAGGTGGGTCTAAACACCGTCGTAAACTTTATCCTGAATACAAACAAAACAGAAAAACAAAATACAGAGTAAACCGTACTTATGATTTTGCCTCTAAAGAGGATGAGAAACAAAACATGATAATGCAGTTACAACGTATAGTAGAGTATTTAGATGCATTACCTGTAACTGTGATGTCATATGATAATATTGAAGCTGATGATACTATTGGGTATTTGTGTAGACAAGTATTAACTGAATCACAAATAACAATTATGTCAACTGATAAAGATTTTCTTCAATTGGCAAATGGTAGAATAAAAATATGGAGTCCAACTAAAAAGAAAATCTATGATGAACAAAGTGTATTAGATGAATATGGTATCTCATCTCACAACTATATTTGGTACAGAGTGTTAGATGGTGATAAGTCAGATAATATATCAGGTGTAAGAGGTTTAGGTTTAAAAACAATAAGAAAAAAATTGCCGTTTTTGAAAGAAAATCGAATAGTTAATATAGATGAGGTAATTACTGAATTACCAGAAGCTAAAGATGTTATAGAGTTAAATTACAAACTGATGCAATTGTCAGACGTACATATATCAGGTTCTACTAAAACAAAAATAATCGATAGAATACATCAACCAATCAATCGATTAGTTAAGTTTCAATTTGAAAAAATGTTTTTAGAAGATAAATTATATACAGCACTACCTAACATCAATAGCTGGTTGTTAACAAATTTTAATCAATTAAATCGTTACGCAGAGAAAACAAATGAGTGAAACACTAACACAATTCGGGACTTCGTTTCAAGCAAAGATTATTGCTTCTCTATTAAGTAATATTAAGTTCATTCAAACCATTAGTGACATATTGAGTCCATCAATGTTTGATTCAGACTCAAATAAATGGTTAGTAAAGAACGTACAAGATTATTATTTTAAATATAAAAAACAACCAACACTTGAAGTTATAAAATATAAAATAGATGAAATAGATAACGATGTTTTAAAGAGTGGAGCTGTAGATAAACTTAGAGAAGTTTGGAAGAATATCGAGGCTACTGACTTAGAATTTGTCCAAGAACAAACTTTGGATTTTTGTAAAAATCAAACACTTAAAAATGCAATCTTAGATTCAGTTGATATGTTAGAAAACAAAGATTATGATGGTATCAAATCAATAATAGATGAAGCAATGAAAGCAGGTACAACAAGAGACTTAGGTCACGATTATATAACTTCACTCGAACAAAGACTTGAAGAATCAGCAAGAACTACAGTTAAAACACCGTGGGACGTAATAAATGAAATTATGGATGGTGGTCTAGGTCAAGGTGAACTTGGTGTTATTGTTGCACCAGCTGGTATTGGTAAATCTTGGACACTACAGGCATTAGGTGCAGGTTCATTAAAAGAAGATAAAACGATAGTTCATTATACATTAGAGTTAAATGAAAATTATGTTGGTCTTAGATATGATTCTATCTTTAGTGGTGTCACTACTGCAAATATAAAATACTATAAAGATGAAGTAACAAATAAAATAGAGAAACTACCAGGTAGATTATTGATTAAATATTTTCCAACTAAAGCGGCTTCAGTTCAAACTTTAGCATCTCATCTGAAACAGATTGAACTAAGTGGTACTAAACCAGATATGGTTATTGTTGATTATGCCGATATATTGATGCCTACTGGTAACTTCAAAGAAAAACGTCATGCACTAGGAAATATCTATGAGGATTTACGAGGACTTGCTGGTGAGTTAGAGGTACCAATATGGACAGCATCACAAGCAAATCGTTCAGCATTAGAAGAAGATGTGATTGGAGCTGATAAGGTTGCAGAAGATTATAGTAAAGTTATGACAGCTGACTTTGTAATGAGTATGAGTAGAAAAGTAGAAGATAAGATAGCTAACACAGGTAGATTTCACGTAATTAAAAATAGATTTGGAATCGATGGTGTTACTTATCC